CTCTGAGGTATTGTTCCGCTTTCATCTTTGGTAGATTACCAACATCAATATAGAAAATACGGCGTTCAGGAGCACGTGATAATCTATAAATGACGAGGGAATCCTCAATCATTCGGAGTTGATTAATCGCTTTAATTGCTTTGTGTAGGTACGATAGAACAGTATTTCTGTTATGATCCATCAAACCAGAGTTCACAGAACAGATTGCATCATTAGCAATCTTCAAACCCTTTGCTTGTGTGGTTTTAAATCCATGTGGGAAGTACATATAGTACTCAAGGACTTCACCGTAGTCGAACTTTTCTCCTGCTGGTCCGCGATCAATATTAGCAAGAGCGTCCTTTTTCTTTACAACTTCTCTTACTTTCTTGATCTTAAGTGCGTCAATATATCTTAGTTCTTTGATTCCTTCCTGAGGATTTTCAAAGTCAATCATTTTATGGTAGTGCATTCTACCATCGATATACCAACGACGGAAAATATCATGACACTTTTTATCAAAATCCAATAACTTTAGAATGTGTCTAAATTCTTCCCTAATTTGTTTTTTAATTTTATCACCAACTTCCAAGTTAGACAGCTCAATATTAACAGGAGCAAAGTCTAAGTCACTACTAATAGATTCATTAATAATATCATCAATAGCACTATCACACTCTGGGTGCAGTGCAATCTCTCTATACTTTTTAATTAACTCAAAGTCATTATTATTTTTGGGGATACCATCAATATCTACATACTGACCAAAGTAGGCACCCGCCGCAACTGTGCTGGTGCCTTCATCATTATTTGGAGGAGCGGGAGAATAAAGTTTTTCCTTTTTCTTACGCTCCTCAATTGAGAACCCAAATAACTGAGTCATAGTATAAAGTCTAATCTTTCTCTATTATTTATCAAACACCAGTATCGAGGCTTGGATTAGAGACTTCATAGTAGTTATACTGGAATTCTACCGTGAATTCTTCAATCTGATCATTCGACTCATATGAGAGATCGATTGCAGATAGTGAAGAAGGCCATGCATCGTAGAACTTGTATGCACGAATGACTTCCATACCGTCACGCCCTTGAGCGTTCATTGAAGTTGGAGTCTTGTTTGGTGTCTTTCCATCTCTACCTAGTTGGAAGACCTCAAGGTCTACACAATAACCAGGGTTATCATCACCAAAACCAAGTTGTGATACGTTCTCAGTTAGTGCGTTGATACCTCTTGACCAGGTTTCAAATGCTTTACGGATACCAAACTGACCGTCGTTAACAACGGTTACAGACCATGGTTCAAAAGTTCTGTCACCAGCAACTTTGAGCATTCTACCTCTAAAAGGAACATCGATGGTTCCAATTGTTGAAGCAGGAAGTTGAGCAGTCTTCACTAGGAATTCTGCTCTCTCCGTAATAACATTTGATGAATCAACTGGTTCGATATCAGCAATTGTGTTTAGCGTGGTTGGGAAGTTGAGGCGGACCAGAAACAGATTGGGTCTAGCGCCGCCATTAATGAGTTTTGTTTTAAACTCCGAAATACCTCTTGCCATTGTTCTTTATCTCCTAGTTTAGTTTAGCGAAAGGGGACGAATCAGTTTGTAAGTTCGTTGAACGAAACACCAGTTCTGGTGGCAACAAACGTAATTGTAATATAGTTAATTGTACGAGCTGGTTTGATGAAGATTTCAGCAACTAACTCATTTCTGTCAATAACATCTGCGGTGTTGTTTGAAGTGTCACAAACAACTAGGAAGTCATAGATACCTCTTCTACCCTGAACACCTCTTAGATAAGGTTCAATAGCAGATCTGAATCCAGATCTTGTGAGTTCATCGTTGATTTCAAAGAGTTGATACTTCGAGAACTGAGCAATGTTCTTTTCAAGTTCAATAAAGAGACGACGAACATTGATGCGATCGAATGCGGAAGGAGATGCAAGAGCAGTTTTGTCACCGAAGAGGACGATACCCTGACCTGGGAATGCAACAACTGGGTTGATTCTATCGGTGTAGAGTCTGTCTCTTTCTGCTTGTTTTGGACTGTATGCAAGTTTAGTTGCATTACGGACCTGACCTCTATTGTATCCAGCAGGTGAGAACCAAGTTTCGGAGTTGTTACTTGTAGCAACGCATAGACCAGCGGTGTCTGCAGCACAAGGTACATAACGATAAACGTCATTGTACTTATCGTAGATGTACTTGTAACCAGAGTCAAACATCGCGTAGGATGTACTTGGTAGTGTTCTGAAGAACGCGATGATATCATCGGTCTTCTTAGTCGATGTGTTGGAGTTTACAACATCAGATCTTTCTGGTGAAGCAACAACGACACAATCTCTTCTCTTCTCTGCGATTGCAATGAGTCTTGAAATAATAGTTGTACTAATATGACCAGGAACTAGGAAATCAATATCACCAAATACGTCTGGATCTTCAATCAAATCATAACCAGCAACAAGACCAGTTCTTACCGATGCAATTGCGGCATCAGTTGAATAATCATAGTCATCACCACTTGTAAGGGTGAGAGTACCAACAGAACCATCAGTTGAACCTGTTGCAAGGAATGCAAACAATTCGAACGTTGATCCTTGTGCATTTGCACCAATTTCTGCAGCAGTACCAGACTGTCCAGTTAGAGCCTGTTGTTCTCCAGTAGTAATGAAGACATCATCACCAGGATAGATATATTCTGATTGTTCTGCAACTACAGTCTTATACCAGAGAGTATTACCTTCTGCACTCTTAGCATCTTTTGCTTTGGAAACAAAGGTTAGTGACTCTAGAACAGTACCAGGTGTTCCTGAAACTGTACCGTTTTCGTCTAAGACTACAATATGGAATTCATCATACTTACCACTCTTTGCAGTAACTGAATCTGAAGTTCCTGGTTGTGGTGCAATGCTTGACCACTTCTTACCAGATGCATACTCTAAACCACCGTATACATCGTCTGATAGTAGTGCAGATACAGTAGCAAGTGCTGCACTCTGATCATCTACGAGTGATTCGTTACCAGTCAATCTCTTGGTTGTATCCCAGAGAGTGATCTCAATTGTATCAACGTCTACTACTTTATAAACGTTACCTTTATATGTGTTTGAACCAACAACCCACTGAACATAATCTCCTGCAGATAATCCATGACCAGTTGCAGTAACTCTTTGGTCTGCACCGTGGTCAACTACAACAACCTTTACATTGTTGTTGAATGATCCTGCGGTTCTTGCTGCCCAAGCGTAATCCTTGGTAGTAGCAGCATCGAAATCGTCTTTGTTTTTAATTACGAGACTTGTGGAAGAAGTTCCGTCTACCTTAATATTGGAGTTATTAAGACCAAGGTCCGTAGCGCCGGTTGGTCTGATAACTGCAACGACTGCACCATACTGAATTAGGGTTGCCGCAGCAAACCATGACTCGTAATTGTTATTATTTGGTCTACCAAATATTTCTACAAGCTCTCTTTCACTAGAAACATAGGTTACCTGATCGGTAGGTCCACGTTCTGCGTCGATAGCAACAACACCAATATTTTGATCAGCTACTTGAACTGTAGCTGTAAAATCAACTTCTTTAACAAGTACTCCAGGTGAAGCTAATGCCATTTTCTATACCTCTATGAGATTTTTTTCTCAAAACTATTTATTTATATTGATTTTTTGGTGGGGAAACAATGCATGAACACCCTACCAGTCAGGATATTCCCATCTGTCAAAAATTCTATTCGTCATTCTACTAGCAGTTATTCTACTTATAGTACAAACCTTACATTCATATGAATATGAAGAAGGAATATCTCCTCTTTCTTTTCGTATTAGATAAAATCCATCCATAAGATCTTTTACTATTCCACAAGTTCTACACTGTCTCTCTTGAAATAATAAATGTTCTAATGAAATACTATCATCCAATTCCATCACTTATACTCCCACATATAAGACATCTCCCCATATTCATCTGTTGCTTTAGTCCAAGTATCTCCCATATTGTCTACAAATGTATCTTCATCAGTACCATCTAAAATAAATCCAAATGGTGCCATGTCTTCTTCAATAGACTCACGTTGATCTTCGAAAATTCTTTTTCTAACATCATCTGAAGTTAGTTCCCTAAAATAATCTTGTACAGCTAACCATGCAAAAATAACTAGACACATTGCAAGGTCATCATTACATCCTTCTTCTGCCTCAAATGACTGTTTCTTTTGAATGAAAGTTGTCATCTCGGCAATAATATCATAATCATTGATTAATAACTTATCATCCTCAATCAATGCCTTAAGGTTTGAACAACCAGTCTTTTTGACGGTAGATGTCATCTTCAAACCTAATTGTGATTTATGAGAAAATCCCTGTCCAACAATTTGACCTGCACGTCCTCTCATTGCACACATAAGAAGATTTTCATACTCCAAATCAAACTGCATAATATCTGCAACTTGTCCACCAATATCATTCACTTCACATAGTACGTATGCTTTATTGTAACTTCTAGCAACTGGATCAATAATATTCGGGAACAACAAAGGTTTAATATTATTATTCTTGTATTTAGCTACAA